TATAGATTCTCATTTCGAGAATCTATATATAATATGTTTCAATGACCATGCTGGAGTTTGCTGGAGTTTCCACCAAATGTCCTGTCATGAACCTTTATATTTATATCTAGTATACAGGCTATATGCGTCGCTCTATGGGTTTTACTGTAGAGGGCTAACATTTTAGCGGCAAACCAGATATTTGTATGCGTTGTAACGCTTCTTATAATCTGTCAGATTATGCTTATGGTAGTGCATGGTGATTTTTTCGTATACTTCCCATGTGGCTATATTCGCAGTAATCTTTATGCTAGTGTTGATTGCTATATTTCTATGCTCTTTGCTGGTGAGAGCTATATCAAAATACCAATAAATCTCCCTGGCTGAGGGAGATTAAATATTTCAGCTATAGTTTTGAGAATAGACTATTAAAATATTATTCTCAATCAATTTTGTGGAGATAATTATTTTATCAGTTTCTGGCACTATTCGTGCAGAATTGCTAAATAGTTTATTCCACTCCACCCTTTCTTGATCATTCTAAGGTTAAAAGAATCTTCAACATGGTGTGTATTGCTCTAGCACACTTATTATAAATGAGCCGTGTAGCTATCCACGTTAAATCTTTGCTTCTTTTTAAAATATGCTATGATGCATATTGTTTATACCTATTCGAATGCAATTTTGTAGCCGAAGCGTTTAAGGAAGGTTAACCTGGTTCCCATTCCTTGGAGGTCTAATTCGCTAAATCCGTCGAGTATTAGCGTGCGAGCAGATTCCCCTAGATCCTGCAAATGTGCGTCTAAGAAAACGAGTCCATTTAAGGACTTTGTAGTAATACCGCCCGCCGAACGAAAAAAGCCACATAAGAGATTAGCACCCTCGTGGTTGCGCAAATTTGCGTTATTCGATTAGGGTATAACATTATGTGTTGTATCCATACTTTATTTAGTAACCTAAAAAACAAAAACAAATATGAACTTTAATACAATTAAATCATGTAATCAACCAGAAAATGTGTGCTTAAACATTCGAAGACGAAAAAATGCTAGTAGTAGTACTTTTGAATCTTCTTCTCCGGTTCCACGAACCATTACGATTCCTAATCGTACAAAATCGTGGAAGTTACAATCTGAAACTGTAATGAAAGATGTTTGTAATTCTGTTGTTAGAAAACTGCCTTTCTCATATTTTGGAAAGTCAGTTGTTGATAACGAATGGATAATTAGTCAAATGGAAGATATCGTGTTATTGGCATATAATCTTTATTCTGCTAATGATTTTACACAGATGATGGTTGCAGTGGTCACATATTTTAAGTGTCGACTAGGTCCTAATTCTAGTGTGATAAAAAGATATATTAAATTCTTTCAGGCCAGATATGAAGATTTTTCCGACTATTACAAGGTTGGAAAAGCCACCTCTCGTTGGATGATGCAAGGATCAACAGAATCTCCCTTTAGTTCACCACGTGAATTTTTAGATCATTATTTCCATTTAAAAAAGTCTCCATTTTTTACCAAAATTTATGATATGATATTATTTTGTCTTTCTCGAAATATTTTTGATGGTTTGGGTATTAATTTTGAATCTTTAAATTTTAAGAAATGTGAGAGTGAAGCTATCAAACAAGCCCACTCTTCAAATGTTGGATTTTTAGAACAAATAGCAGATACCATAGTATATTTGTGCGAGACAGGTTATCAGATTATTATGACTGGGACTTTATCGCCGATATACCACTCTGGTTCCAAGTATGCAGAGTGGTACGATGATTGCACATGGCTACGTGATTGCTATCCCAAACTTGATGATTGTGAATCCTTTGGATTCTCGTTCGCTCAGTTTTATGAAAAGCTTAAGAGCACAATCGAAAAGGGCGATGCAATCTATAAACATGCTGTTAACATGTCTCCTTGGGACAAGAAGGCAGTATTGGCCCAGATTCAGCCCTTAAAAGTTATGTGTACTGAGATAGACACGTCGGCTAATGCCCGTCTACCTCGTTTAACTCCCTTCTCTGTTTTACTCTTTGGTAATTCAGGAATTGGTAAATCTACTCTTATTGAGATTCTTTTCACTATTTATGGTAGGAAGAGGAATTTGCCAGTTGAGGGAAAGTTTAAATATACGCGTAATCCAAATGCCGAATTTTGGGATGGTTATATGCCTTCTCAGTGGTGCTGTATATTGGATGATGTTGGTTTTAGAGAACCTAGGACTGCAGGTCAGGGTGATAACACAACTACTGAGTTTTTGCAAATTGTGAATCAAGTACCATTTTGTCCAAATCAGGCCGATTTGTCAAAGAAAGGTATGAACCCCTTTAAGTCTGAATTTGTTGTAGCAACTACTAACGTCAAGGACATGAATGCGTATGCATATTTTTCTTGTCCTTCAGCTGCACAAAGAAGATTTCCTTATGTTATCACACCCAAGGTTAAATCTGAATATTGCACTAATTCTATGTTAGATAGTGCAAAGGTGAGAGAACTTGAAGTTGTCAATGAAATTCCTGATTACTGGACTTTTACAGTTGAGCGCGTTAACCCACGTCCGATAGATGGATGTAAACAGAATGCTGAATACGTCAAGATTTTAGATGATGTTTCCATGGCAGATTTTCTCATATGGTTCAATTTAGTTGTTGACCAACATTGGGAAAACCAGGGGACTGTTTCAAAATCACTAAAACGTATACATGATGCACAATTGTGTAAGTGTTGTGGCATACCTATGCAACTATGCAAAACAAATGCACAAGTTCCGATGGAGCCTCAGGCTGGTATTGATATGATTGTTCCCAGTTATTTTGGGGTTTCTCCATTGAGTTTTCTTATCTTTCTCTTTGTCATTATTTATAATAGTCTTGATTCATTCTTTCTGTTGGTAGATACCTTCTATCATACCTATAGAATGTTAAGTTGGGTTGGATCCATTAAATCATTCTTTCGTGACCCTATAGCTCATCTCATAAATAGGCGAACTTATTGGCAAAAATTAGGTGATCGTGTGAGGTGTCGAGTGGGTTATGATGATAGATTATTACAAATTTCTACCATAATGGCCACTGTTTCCACATTATCTTTATTGTGGAAGACATTTTCATATTTTAAGCCAAAAAATAAAGAAGAAACGAAATTTAAAGCCCAGGATTTTAGTGAGGATAATACTTTTCGTGCTCCTACAGCGAAAGAACATGAACGAGATAACGTGTGGTTTAATACTGACATTGACCTCGCAAAACTCGATATTAGTGATTCCTGTAGGGCTATGTTTAATCAGGAAAAGACATTAGCCAAGAAGATTGAGAGAAACTTAATTTATTGTGAGCTTCAGGATTCTATTAAGAAAGTGAAGTGTCGGATGTTGTGCATTAAAGATCAATATTATATAGCAAACAATCATTGTGTGCTAGAAAATGATTTTGATTTGAAGGTGATACAAAGTTCTAGCGCTTCCGGAGTTAATAGAAATTTGATAGCCCGTATCTCACAAGCTTCGATATATAGAGATGTAAAACATGATTTAGCGATTATTAAAATTGCATGTTTACCACCTCGTAAAAGTCTCATAAAATATTTTCTACCTGGTGGTTTTACTGCTAAACTTAAGGGAGAATATATTGAGATTGATGAACGAGGTGTTTTCTCACGAAATCCTGTAGAACATATAACAGATGGTGGAGAACAATCAGCCCGTGGCGGGTTATGTATCCACATTTGGGCTGGAGTTTCACAGAAGACCACTTATGATGGCTATTGTGGAACGCCTTTAATTGTTTCAACACCCCAAGGCCCTGCAATTGCAGGTATTCACGCTCTTGGCTCTGAATATGGAAACAATGTTGGTTGTACTCGTCTAACATCTGATTATTTGGAGTATGCTTTAAGTAATTTACTAACTATAGATATTAGCAAAGTCACAATTTGTTCTGATAATATTAAGCGTGATATTGGTGATCTTCATCAGAAGAGCGTTTTTCGATATATTGAACAGGGTACTGCAAATATTTATGGTTCTTTTGAGGGTTATCGACCATCGCCTCGCACTAGTGTACATAAAACAATGTTGTGCGATGAATTTCTGGCTAGAGGCTATGAGATGAAATTTACGGCACCTCTTATGAGGGGCTGGAAGCCATGGCGAATTGCTGCTATGGATCTAGTTAATCCTGTTCTTACTATGGATCAGGGTATATTAGAGACAGTTGCAGAAGACTTTGTCATTGATATTTTATTACATTTACCTGCGTCTGAATTAGCTAATCTACATAAGTATGATAGACATACTGCTATAAATGGAATGCCTGGAGTTGCCTATGTAGATAGTATCAATAGAAATTCGTCTATGGGATTACCTTTTCGGTGTCCGAAAACGAAATATCTAGAGAAATTACCATCAGATCAAACTTATCAAGATCCTGTACGTTTTACCGATGAAATCAATCGACGTATTGACCGTATTCTACTTTTGTATTCAAAAGGAAAGAGAGCGTATCCAATTTATAATGCTTGTCTGAAAGACGAAGCAGTATCATTGGAAAAACGTGAAAAAGGAAAGACTCGAGTTTTCTCCTCTGCACCTATTGATTTCTCCATTGTTGTTCGTATGTATTTACTGTCTTTTGTGAGAGTGGTTCAGAATAATAAGTTTGTATTTGAATCTTGCCCCGGTACCATTTGTCAGTCTAGTGAGTGGGGCCAAATGCGTGATTTTGTGACGAAATATGGCACAAAAAATATGATTGCAGGTGATTTTAAGGCTTTTGATAAGCGCATGAGTGCTCAAATTATTGAGATGGCCTTCAGTGTAATAATTCAGGTGCTTAAAGCATCTGGTAATTTTTCTGAGGAAGATCTTCGTGCAATTATGTGTATTTGCGCAGATGTGCGTTTTCCACTGACAGATTTTAATGGTGATCTTGTTGAATTTTATGGATCGAACCCTTCTGGTTGGCCTTTGACTGTCATTATTAATGGTTTAGTCAATTGTCTCTATATGCGGTATGCATATGCAATACTGTCCAAAGATGCTTCTGCAAGGAATTTTCGAGACAATGTTGCTCTGTTAACATATGGAGATGATAATATAATGGGAGTGCATAGTCGTTGTAAGTGGTTTAATCACACTTCCATCTCAAAAGTTTTAGGTGATTATGACATAACATACACTATGGCTGATAAGCAAGCAGAATCTATACCTTATATTCCATTTCAGCAATGTGAATTTTTGAAGCGAACTTGGAGGTGGGACGATGCTGTACAAAATTATCTTTGTCCGTTGAATAATGATTCAATTGAAAAGATGCTTACTGTGTGTACTCGCAGTAAAATGGTTATCCATGAAGTGCAAATGTGTGCCATCATGGATAGTGCTCTTCAAGAGTATTTTAATTATGGTAGAGAAGTGTTCGATTCAAAACGGGCTTTATTTACGGAGCTTGTTGGAAAGTATAACCTCCAGCCGTATTTAATTCGGGAATTTCCAACTTTCGATGAACTTGTGTCTCGTTGGATGGAAGCTTCCTCAAAACTATAAGCCGCTTAATGCGGCTTTGGGCTAAAGTTGTGCAGTCCAATTGTAAAACCAAAATCAACCACATATGTATAGTTACTACATCATATTATAGTTTTTATGACTACTATATTAGGATGTTTGGATCATATGTGAACTTCGCCGGAGCAACCCTCGAAGTCCCTATTTAGGGAAAGGTTTGGCTGAACCTAAACAAAATCATAATTGGGAATGAAGCTTGGGAGAGCTCATTTCTAAATCTTTATCTCCTGCAGAATCAAATTCAAATGAAAATATTGCGAATGATGCTTTGAAGCATGCTTCGCTTGTAGGCACGCAACTACAACCGGAATACGAGAAAAATCAAAATGTCGTATTTCATAATCAAGTACCTGGAACATCCATTAGTGCACCTGATATAACAGATCATACATTTATGGATGGTAACACTACTGACACTGATTTAGGATCTTTCTTGAAAAGACCCGTCAAGATAGCTGAGTATACGTGGACTGAGGGAACTACTTTTAACCAATCCCTCGAACCATGGGCACAGTACTTTAGCCGAACTCCAATAAAGAATAAGACTCAAACTTTTGCTTTTATTCGGTGTAAACTTAAAGTACATGTGCAAGTAAATGCGTCTCCGTTTTATCATGGGCGCATGGTTGTTGCATACCGCCCACTTCCCTCATGGGGACTCAGTACCTCCTCTTTTTCTGGACAAGATACTGATTCAGTTACTTATTCACAGAGACCAAGCTTTTGGATCAATGTAGCCAATTCACAAGGTGGAGATATAGAATTGCCCTTTTTCTACCATAAGAACTGGTTAACTCTGACATCTGCCGCAGAATTTAGTGATATGGGAATTTTGAATTTCCACTCACCAGGTGTTTTACGAAATGCCAATTCTGTAGCCGGTACTGGTGTTCAAATTGTTGTATGGGCTATGGCTGATGATATTGTGCTATCTGGTTCAACCACGGCACTAGTCTACCAATCAACACCTCAGAAATTAGGTCCAAATGATAAAGTTTCCCGAAAAAAGAATTCTGGAAGTAGAATGAAGAGTAAGAAGATTCCAGTTCGCACTGAAGGTATTTCATCTGATGCAGTATCCATCTTAAAAGACATTAATAGTGGTTTTAAGGATGAATATGGCAAGGGAGTTGTTTCTACTACTGCTTCAGCTTTAGCTGAGGCTGCAGGTGTAGTTTCTACTGTGCCTGTTGTAGGACCTTTTGCTACTGCAACGGCTGCAGCTGCTTCATGTGTGGCAGGAGTTGCGGATTACTTTGGATGGACTAACGTTCCGAATATTCGGAATGTAGAACCAGTTCATGATCAACCTTTCGGGGCTTTTGCATCCCCAAGTATCTCCACACCAATCCAAAAATTAGGAGTTGACCCTAAAAATGAATTATGTATAGATTCTAGGACAGTGGGTCTGGATGGAACTGATGAACTTTCTATTGAAGGTTTAGTTACGCGAGAATCGTATTTGAAGACATTCACTATGAGTGACTCGCAGGCCGTGGATACTAAGCTTTTGGCTTGTGTAACTTGGCCACAACTTTTCCGAGTCTCTACAGAGACTATAAACAGTAGGAATTATACAAAATTTCACCACACACCAATGTCCTATGTGTCTGAAATGTTCCAATTTTGGCGAGGGGATATTTCTTTTCGATTTGTTGCTAACAAAACAAAATATCATGCAGGGCGACTCATGATTACCTGGGATCCTTTACAAGCTTCCCCCTCAGGTGCCGCTCCTACAGAAACACACTCCGCAATTTGGGATTTTACTCAATCTGAAGAGTTTGTTTTCACAGTTCCATATAATCAAGCTGAACCATGGAAGGAGGTTCCTCCGACTATTCCAGCTAATGGGGAATACGTGAAGACTGATGGTACTAGTTTTAGTGGTAGTCCTGCAGCAAATGGTCAGATAGTTGTAACTGTCTTGACTAAGTTGACTGGACCGGCAGCCACGGCTGACATTGATGTATTACTGTTTGTCCGTGGGTGCCCAAACTTGAAATTCAATGATCCTGTGCAGCTTTCAACAAAGAAGACGTATTGGCGTCCTCAATCTTCTGTTGAATCTGTTGATACTCAACAGATTGATATAGAGACGACTGTGTCTGCCTTATCACTCATAACCATGGGAGAAGATCACATATCTTTACGCCCCTTACTACATAGGACGGCTCAATATGTATCTCAACAATTTCAAAACGATTCAACAAGTATGACGAAATATGTGAATGCCAATTTACCAAGGTTTCCTTTGGTTCCCGGCTTTGATCCTTCTGGATTTCATATAACGTCAATACCAACAAATCCACGGTATAATTTTATTCCCCATACAGCTTATTCGTGGATTGCTCCTATGTTTGTAGGAATGCGTGGTAGTGTTAATTATCACGTGAATGTCTCTTCCCCGGAAATGTCAGATGAGATTGCGCTTATTCGGAGTCATAATGTATTATCGACTTCCGAATTTGCACGTCAAGATGACATTCCAGCTGCGTCCACTGATTCAGCTTTTAATCTGCATTTTTTGGATAATGATATTTATTCAGGTATGACAGGTATGGCTTTAACGAATCAAAAGACACAGTCAGGACTATCTGCAAACATTCCTATGTATTCTCAATTTCGTATGGTTCCTACAGTTCCAGTAGGCATAGGTTCTTCCGCATATGGCACAGATAATGATGCCTTCAAAGTGCGTATTCGCCTGAATCCTGCTGGTTCTGGAAAGAATGCGAATTTGTCATACTATACAATGTATTACAGTATGGGGCCAGATTTTAATTTCTTTTATTTTCTGAATGCCCCAGTGATTTACTACTCAGATACGCCACCGGCGTTTACTGGGTAGTACATCACATTAATTTATTTAAAACAAAATATATCGCACGGTGGTATTATTTGTCTCGTATTATTTTAAAAGCGAGTTTTTATACAGTTTTTCCTCTGTCCCTTGTGGATGGTGAATAAAGGTGAAGATCGAGAGTTTTCACCCAATTTGCCTCTACGGGGGCAATGCGGGTTTCTCTGGGAATCGTGACTTTATTCATCGGAAACTGAAATCGGT